ATTTCATATAAGGATAAGGGTGAGTGGATCCTAGAATCGAAGTATAATATAGGTAAGAAACGTACAGTCTCAGAATAGATAAATAGGTCAGCAATCCATTCAGCACTATGTCTGAGGAGAAGAAAACACCTCCTAAATCTGAAGAAAAACCAAAAGGTTTCTTCGGTCGTTTGAAGGAAGCATCTGAGGACAAAGAGGAACAACTGGCGATTCTCAGTACATTCGTGAGACTCGGCATTCTCATTTGGAGCGGAGGGATCCTGACGTTAGCGTACGTTGATCTTCCCAAAGCACTAAATTTTCCCGAACAAGACCTCGATCCAACTTTCATAGCTAGCGTTTTCACGGGCGTTTTAGCTACATTTGGCGTCCAGACTGCCAAGAAGAATGGTAATGGAAATACCAATGGTAGTGTAGGTATTACAAAGGCAGATATGGAGAGACTCATCGAAGCAGCAGCACAAAGTGCACCTGCTCAAGTCATCCGTGTTGAACAAGCACCTTTGAAAATTACTACCGATGATAACCCTAAAAAGTATGATCTCTAATTATGCAAAAAATTATTAACGTTCTGGTTGTATTCAACTTCCTATTCGCAGGTACTGTTACAGGTACTTTCGTATATACGTGGTTCAATCGTGAAACACTCGCTGAACAATCAAGAGAAAGACTTGCATCATTTGTTGCGGAAGCAGTCGGCAGTATGGTCCCAGGTCTTGTAGATAAAGGACTTCCTGATGTTACTGGTCCTGCAATTCCACCTATCGGTCTACCAAAATGAAATGGTTTTACGCTACTGCAGGTGTACTCTTAGGTGTATCACACCTTGGGATGATCGGCATCATAGCGAATAAACAAACCTTTCCACATCTCAACCCACCTGTAGGTCCTTATAGTTCCTACAGTGCTGAGGTTGGTAGAGAAGGATATAAGATCAATTATCAAGGAAATGATCCAAAGGTAATGTCGGAAGACATTTACGTTAATAAGAGTGGTTTCTTTGGTAATAAATCTATCGTCACAAAATCTCACGAGTACACTATGGATGGCATCAGGCATCTAGGAGGTGAAGGCGTGGGAAAGTTGACTGCCAAAAAACTAGAATGTATCAAGGCGGAAGGTGGTGGAGAACAAACGGGCGCTGTGATCGGCGCTAGTGTAGGAACCGCTGCTGCCCCTGCTCTATCAGGCATTCCATTTATAGGTCCAGTCCTAGCAGGAGGCATTGCACTCTTTGCAGGTAACAAGGGAGCAAATGTAGGTGGAGAAATCGCTGTCGCAATGGCAGACTGTGAAGAAGAATTAATTGACTGATGAATGGAAATCCCAGAGATCGGAACGAACGATATTAATATTCGTTCCTTGAACATACCTGAGATCCGATCTTATAGTTGGATCGAATCTATACCAAAAGCGATACCGATCTACCCACCTGTCACTCAAGAGTTAGGTACACCGATCATCAATATCCCAGGTTGTGTAGAAGCACACGAACTTGATGATGGTAAGAATGAAAACCTAAAGTCAGATGACCCGAAGGGAGCGAAGGTGTATTGTGATGCTGCATTGCCTTCGTTCTCCCCTATCGAGTACAACAAAGAGAAATTACAGTTCCAGTTGCCTGCTGTAGAGGCACCTAAGTTTGAGAATGAATCACCAGACCTTTCTGTACCAGAGACAAAGGTACCAAAGGTTGACTCACCTGAGTGTCCTACAAGGGCACAGGTATTAAAAAACCCCATAGGAAAGATCCTAGAGGGTAATAAAAAGATTGTTGCTTACGAGTTGGTAGGCAAAGAATGTATTGAAGTTACAGAGAAATTAAATATCACTGATCAAATTATTCAAAACATCCCTTCCCCTGGTTTGATAGTTACTACAGGTTCTATTGCTGCTGTTGCTGCCACCTCTGCGTTGCTCGCAAAACCGCTTGCCGATCTTCTTCTGAAAATTGTGAAACCTGCTGTGAAGAAGACGATTGGGAAGATTGGATCTCTGTTTGGACGGGTTCCGAAACGCCAATCTCAAAAGGACCGCCAAGATCTGCAGCGTTTGAGGACACGGGCACTTCGAGAGTTGAAGAGGATGAAGAAGAGATAGGTTTAGAATTACTATGCACGTGTGGTTTGATATAGTTCACACCCTGTACCACAACGTCTGCACATACACTATAGTATGGTGACTTTGGATGGAAGGTGATTCCCGCTTTCATAAGTTCACCACAGTTTTTTAATCTCGCGATCTCNAAGTCTAATCTCTTGTTTGCAGTCAACTGACGTTGCATATTTAGTTGGGTTTGGACTGCCTCTTTACATTGTTGTTGTGCCTTCTTATCGAGAGGTATAGACCACGTAGCAGATACACCGATGGATAGGTTATATGTATCTTTCTGTCCCGTTCTTACAGGAATTTGATATAACACTGACCCAGGATTGTCAGGTGCACCGTCTCCTATTTGATTACCATCGTCATCTGTTGTACCTGTTAGGTCACGCATATCATATACGTTATCAAACCATTCACCTTCAAATGGTTTCTGTCCAGATGCACTACCTGTTGCATATGGTGTGATGTTAAGTGTACTACCTTGACACTGAATACCACCACCGTAAGTGTTAGTTATATACGGACCTTGTAAAACTTGTATTGCCTGATTAGTCACGCTACCACTGGAGTTTGCGATGGGCGCTGCAGTTGCAGATACACCACCAACAGTCTCAGCATTGACTACTTGAGGGGATAAGATTGATAAGGCAAGTGCCCCTATTGTTGGAAGATTGAGGTTGTGTCTGTGACGCTTGTAACCTCTGTTACCCTCTGGATTATTGTTTGATTTTGAAGTCCAGGTCCAGAGTAAGTTTCTGTAAATTGAAATGCGGATCCCACATTGTTCTGGGTCCAGTTTGGTTTGTTGTTGATGTTTAATCCTGTCCATTTTGAAGTCACGCCATCAATAGTTTGAGATTGTTCACTTACACCTGGTGTCATAGATGCACCATCGTGTTTTACGTTTGTACCAGAAACGGAATACACCCAACCCGTAGCATAGTCCATCGAATTTATCGTCTCAGTTACCTTGGAAGTCGTTTCCGTGTGGCTCGTCATACTTCCCTGAGTGAAATTTGGCACCACGGGCACTGCGAGAACAGGTGCAGTAGAATTGACTACGAGTGCACCTGTTGCAATACACGTTACGATCTTTCCAAAAGGGATGTTCACGTACATTCTCCACTAGTCGATTCGGATCTCGGATACAAATTGACCGACAGCACTGGTTCCTGCCCCACCTGCTGTTAAACCGATAGTAGAACTGGAATCGATAGTTCCTGCCAAACTGCCCGCACTGCCTGCAGCAGTTGAGGTCTGGTTACTGAAGTTACTTACAGCACCGACAGTAGGAGCACTACCAGATATTGCATCCCCTTGCAAGAATGACTGAGTAAAACTCCAAGATTCGCCTGCAGTCGCTTGGGTCGCTGTCAATGCAGGGATCGATCCAACGCCTGAGGAAATGGTAAGTGCACCAATAGAAGAGGTTGCTGAACCACCACTGGGTGTATATTGTGTGGTGACATTGTTGCCACTTACACTATACGACGTACCTATGCGTTGTACATTTGTTGCTGCTGCGTCCACATTGAGTTGGACACTGCTGCTTAATTTATGTGTTACATCGGCATATGCAGGTGCCGTCATCAAAACCATACCAAAGAGCAATGCTACTCTTTTCATTCTTCTAGAAATACAAAGTTATAACTAAGCCTATTTAGCGTGTTGATAACTGCACATATGATACCGTTTTAACCGAACCCGTAATCCATTGTCACAACTATAAATAACTTTGTCGCCTTCGGGGACATTAAACCAAATCTCGCTCTTAAGGAGAATTATGAATCAATTCACTTCAAGTGATCTAGATAGAATCTTACAAGCATCTAGGTCATACTCAGTCGGACTCGACAACATCTTCCACAGACTAGAGGCACGTGCCCTAGCAGACCACGAGAAAACATCTTACCCTCCATACAACCTGATCAAAGAAACAGATCATAGATGGGTCATCGAGGTAGCATTAGCAGGATTCAAACAGGAAGAGTTCGAGGTCGCAACAGAAACTAACGTCCTATCGATCAGGACAGTCGCAGAAAAGAACGATGATGATAGAGGTTATCTGCATAAAGGTGTAGCAAAAAGATCCTTTGCTAGGACATTCACACTTTCCGATGATGTCAAGATCGGTGATGTCAACTACGAAGACGGTCTATTGACCATCGTATTGAACAAGGTGGTACCTGACAGTCACAAGAGAAAGGTGTATAATATTGGATGTGGTTGCAAACCTGACTCTAATTGAAGAAAAAACTAGTCGCACTGTTCACCAGTACATTCACTCATCTGTTCCTGATCGTCTCAGGAACTTTGATCATTATTGAATTCGCTCATCTTCGTGCTCATAAGAGTTACGAGATAGATGTCCACGGTTATGTAAAGCAATTTTGCAGACTGAATGACTGTGAAAAACTGAACTCTGAACTGTGACTATATAATGCACAACAGAAGAGACCCCTTCGGGTCTCTTTTTCTATGGAGTCTTTTTAATGAATCACTATGTGAACTGCGCTCCAAGGGGGAGCGACGATTACGAATCGATTACACTCGATGTTCCAACTAAAAATGTTGAAGAGGTTTTGCATCTAGCAAGAACCCTCGCCGATGAGCATAACGTGGATGTTCGTAGAGCATTCTCTGATATTGTTCGTGGTGTTTACCATAACCTAACTGAAAATTATGACAGTAAAAATCGTAAGAATGATCAACGGCGAAGACGTCATCGCTGATGTTCAAGAAGCATATCCTGAGGAGAAAGCATACTCTCCTATTGGTTACCTGATGAAGGATCCTTATCAAGTAAATCTACACGCTGCAGCAGAAATGCTGTTTGAAGGAACCCAAGCAGAACCACAGAAAATCAATGACCTAAACTTGGAATTGTTTCCTTGGATCCCACTTTCCAAAAATAATGCTACACTAGTAGTATTGAGCAACGTCGCTACAATCTACAATCCACACCCTGAGGTGGAATCAAAATGGAAAACTTGTATCAAAGGTAATGACACCACTGAAAATAATCCTACTTAAGGATCACACACACCTGATAGGTGCAGTCACAGAACTAGATGAGGAACCTTCATACCTCATCTCAGACTGTATGAAAATTGATGATGGTAACTACATCAAGTATCCTCTCTACACTGACCAACGTGACATCTTCTTGACTTCTGACGTGGTTTTGACTATAGTTGAACCGTCTGAAGAGACCTTGACAAACTACAAGAAGGCACTTTGAGTTCAGTTTATACAAACGTAACATTGCTAGGCGACTCCATCCTGTGTCGTGGATACGAGGATGGTGTACCTATTCAATACAAAGAAATCATCAAACCAACATTGTACGTTCCCTCACCGAAAGGTAAGTGGAGAACTCTTGAGGGCGAGAAGATGGCACCTGTCAAACAAGACGGTGCTAAGCGTGCTCGTGAATTCATTGAGAAGTACAAGGGGGTTGATGGTTTTGAAGTGCACGGTTACGAACGATTTGTATATCAGTGGATCTCTGAGAAATACCCTCAGGATATGAGGGCGAACCTTGACCAGATGAAAATCTATACGATTGACATCGAGGTTGCTTGTGAAAATGGTTTCCCAGATACCGAAGCGTGTCAAGAAGAGATGCTTCTTATTACTATTAAAGATCTTAGTAGTGGTAAGTACATCACTTGGGGTACACGTGAGGCAAAGATAGAGACAGAGTATCGTGTCTTTTGGACCGAGCAGGAGATGTTGACTGACTTCCATAANTGGTGGGTAGAAAACACTCCTGATATAGTGACTGGTTGGAACTGTAATCTGTATGACATCCCCTATATCTGCCGTCGTATTGAACGTGTGCTAGGAGAGAAGTGGCAAAAATCACTCTCACCTTGGAACAAGGTCAATATGCGTGAGGTATTCATCAAGGGTCGTAAGAACTTGTCTTACAGCATCCTTGGAGTTAGCATTCTGGATTACCTTGATCTATACCGAAAGTTTACATATACCAACCAAGAGTCATACCGTCTTGACCATATTGCATTCGTCGAACTAGATGAACGCAAGTTAGATCACAGCGAGTTTGAAAACTTCAAAGCATTCTATACGGATGACTGGCAGAAGTTTGTAGAGTACAACATCCACGACGTTGAACTGGTAGATCGTCTTGAGCACAAGATGAAACTACTTGAACTTGCTGTGGTTATGGCATACGATGCCAAAGTAAACTTCGAAGATGTGTACTCACAGGTTCGTATGTGGGACACTCTCATTTACAACTACCTCAAGGAGCGTAAGATCTGTGTCCCTCCCAGACAAGAGAGCAACAAGAATGACAAGTATGCGGGAGCATATGTCAAAGAACCTAAACCAGGTCTTTATGAATGGGTGGTTTCGTTTGACCTTAACTCTCTCTATCCTCATCTCATTATGCAATATAATATTTCACCTGAGACCCTCATCGACACCAGACACCCCTCCGCCAGTGTTGATGGACTGCTCAATAAAGAGATACGAATCAGTGGAGATTACTGTGTGTGTGCCAACAGAGCACAATACAGGAAGGACATCCAAGGATTCCTACCAAAGATGATGCAAAAGATCTACGATGAACGTGTGATCTATAAGAAGAAGATGATCAAGGCGAAGAAAGAATATGAGAAGACTGGTAACAAAAAGTTACAGGATGATATTTCTGCCTTCAACAATATACAGATGGCGCGAAAGATTCAGTTGAACTCTGCATATGGTGCTATTGGTAACCAATACTTTAGGTATTATAACCTAGCAAATGCCGAAGCAATCACTCTTTCGGGTCAGGTTTCTATCCGTTGGATCGAAAATAAGATGAATACTTATCTAAATAATCTACTCAACACGGAAAAGGAGGATTATGTCATTGCATCTGACACTGACTCAATCTATCTTAACCTTGGACCTCTTGTTGATAAATTTTTTGGTAGTAAGTGTGGCGATAAAGACGCAGTTGTGGGGATACTTGACAAGATCTGCCAAGAGAAGATTGAACCCTACATTGATAAGTCTTACGCGGAACTCGCGTCGTATGTATCGGCGTATGACCAAAAAATGAAGATGAAGAGGGAGACCATTGCCAACAAAGGTATATGGACTGCCAAGAAAAGATACATTCTCAATGCCTACGACATCGAAGGAGTCAGGTTTGCTGACCCTAAACTTAAAATGATGGGTATTGAGGCAGTTAAATCATCCACACCTGCTGCCTGCAGGACAGCAATTAAGGATGCTATGAAGGTGATTATGAATGGTACCGAAGACGATACCCAAGAATTCATTTCAAACTTCAGAAACAAATTTGAGAAACTATCAGCAGAAGAGATTGCATTCCCACGTGGATGTAATGGTCTGTCAAAGTTCTCAAATCCTGCTACAATATACTCAAAGGGAACTCCTATCCACGTGAGAGGAGCACTCCTATACAATTTCTATATCAAGAAGAACAAACTATCTCATAAGTTCCCTCTGATTCAAGAGGGAGAGAAGGTTAAGTTCCTCTACTTGAAGACCCCTAACAAAATCCAAGAGAACGTTGTCAGTTTCTTTCAAACTCTGCCGAAAGAATTTGGTCTTGACAAGTCCATAGATTATGACCTACAATTCCAGAAGAGTTTCCTTGACCCATTACAGGTTATTATGGATACTATCAACTGGAAAGCAGAGAAGATTGCTAACCTAGACGAATTTTTCCTATGACATTCTTACAGACCATTATCAAAGACATCGGCAATGACTATGCTTCAGTTGTAAGCGAGGGTGTTGCTGCAGGTGATGTAACATCGTTTGTTGATACTGGTTCATATATTTTCAATGCTCTTGTAAGTGGTTCGATCTATGGAGGTTTGCCTTCAAACAGGATCACCGCTATTGCAGGAGAGAGCAGCACAGGTAAAACATTTTTTACCTTGAGTGTTGTTCGTAGTTTTTTAGAAAAAAATCCTGACGGTATCGTCTTGTATTTTGAATCTGAATCTGCTGTATCTAAAGATCTGTTGGAGACCAGAGGCATCGATTCTAATCGTGTCGCTGTCATCCCTGTCGTAACTGTACAGGAGTTTAGAACTCAAGCACTCAAGACTCTGAAGAACTATTCCAAGATGGATCCTGCAGATCGTAAACCTATGATGTTCTGTCTGGACTCACTTGGTAACCTTTCTACTTCTAAAGAACTAGCAGACAGCGAGGAAGGTAAAGACACTAGAGATATGACACGTGCACAGGTTGTTAAGGCAATCTTCCGTGTTCTTACTCTGGAACTTGGTCGCTGTGATGTACCTTTGATTGTAACAAATCATACATATGATGTAGTGGGTGCTTACATTCCAACCAAAGAAATGGGTGGAGGGTCAGGTCTTAAGTATGCAGCAAGTACAATTATCTACCTGTCCAAATCCAAGGAACGTGACTCCAAAAAGGAGATCGTTGGAAATATCATTAAGTGTATGACTCAAAAGTCACGCTTCACAAAAGAAAACACAAAAGTAGAAACGAGGTTATTCTATGACGCAAGGGGACTGGACAAATATTATGGACTATTGGAGTTGGGTGAGAAGTATGGAGTCTTCGAGCGGAGGGGGAATCGGATTGTTGTTGGTGAATCTTCCGTTTTTCCTTCTGTTATTCTTNCCGATCTATCCTGAGAAATATTTCACCGAAGAAATAATGTCNAAACTAGAAGAGGCAGCAAAGTCTGAGTTTGCATATGGATCCTGATCATTTTATCAGGGTTTATGATGACGCTCTTCCCGAAGTTGTTTGCACTAATGCAATCAGAATGTTCGAGGAAGAGTCTCTTGAAGAGTTTGATAGAGAGGGTCGCCCTACCTTCTCTCAATTTAATATCACAGATAAACTAGAGAAGACTGGTAACAAAGACTGGGATATTATTCAAACTGAAATGATCAAATCTTCTCACGATTTTGTGCAGAAGTATATGGATGATTGTGATTGTAGGCAATACTTTCCTATGAGAACATCACTCGAACAATTCAGAATCAAAAGATACAGAGCAGAGACACAGGACCAATTCAAATGGCACGTCGATGTGGGAGACCATCAATCGGCAAAGCGTATGTTGGTTCTTTTCTGGTATCTTAATGACGTTGAAGAGGGTGGAGAAACTGAATTCAAGACGATGAAAGTTTCTGCTAAACGTGGTAGACTATTGATGTTCCCACCCACGTGGACATATCCTCACGCAGGACTTCCTGCAATCTCTAACACAAAATACATCGCGGGAACTTACATACACTATGTCTAATTCTGTAGAAGATCTCGTTGTATCATCTTTATTGCACAACGTAGACTTCACGAGGAAAACACTTCCTCACATCAAAACAGAATACTTTGAAAACTACAACAACAAAGTAATCTATGAGGAACTCAGTTCCTATTTTACTGAGTACGATAGTCTTCCATCTAAGGAAGCACTTCGTATTGAGATCGAGTCTCGTAGTGATCTAAATGAAACTACTTTCACTGAGATCAAACAGACTATTGATCTTTCAACTGAAGAACCACACGAGATTGATTGGTTAGTACACACCTCTGAGAAATGGTGCCGTGATCGTGCCATTTATAATGCACTCCTAGAGTCTATTCAGATTGCTGATGGTAACTCTGAGACACAGGGTCGTGATGCTATCCCTTCTATCCTTTCAAATGCTCTATCTGTCTCTTTTGATAATTCTGTTGGTCACGACTATCTTGATGATAGTGATCAACGTTACCAGTATTATCACAGGGTAGAAGAAAAGATTCCTTTTGATATTGAATTACTCAATAAGGTTACTAAGGGTGGTCTATCAAAGAAGACATTGAACGTAGCACTTGCAGGTACAGGTGTTGGTAAG